AAGGATACATCACCGAGTGTCATATTTGCCATTGTGCTGAATCCACAATGACCAACAACAACATTCGTTCGAGAATTACCGATGACTTCAAACGCGGCAATACGCGTCGGTAGATTGCGGTAGTATCGATTCCCAATCAAGATTTCGCACGCAAGTGTCGAATGAATGTATTTCGCGGTCAATTCTGCGTGTTTTTTCGCGTGTTTGATGGTATGTGGGCCGGCACTGCGTACACCCATCCATCGGGCGACAACAAGACCCGCCAGTCCCGACATCGACACAAGGTGGTGTTTTTGATACGAGGATATAGTGGTGAAGGAGGTCGCGTGACGGGTATCGTGCGCACGAGCACGGGCACGGGCGGCCGCGGCGGCGACATCAGTAGTGTGTCGAAAACGATACACTCTACCTACTCCTCCGGCGGCTTCGACGACATCGCGGACGATAATCTCGCACGATGAACCGAGCGACGCACAAACAAGCGCGTGGTGGCGTGGGAATGATTTGTTGATTTGTGTATGAGGATTTTGTTTGGGGTTGGTTGATGACATATTTTCGTGGAGGTAGAAATCTTCGATAGCGGTGGCGGCAGCGGCGGCGGCGGCGGAAGATGACCGAATATTCCAAATGTGAGTTACATTATTACCTACCAAGTGAGAGTATTCCGTCGTAGGAGCGGGAGCGGGAGCGGGAGCGGAAGAAGTAGTTGATTTCATCGTAATTCTGGTAGAGACACGGGAGCACTACCATTTGGATGAGATCAATAAAAAGATTTCAATTTTTCTGGGAGGAAAAATCGTGCTGGAGCATCCAATTTTTCTGGGAGGAAAAATCGTGCTGGAGCATCCAATTTTTTCAAGTGAAAAAATCGTGCTGGAGCATCCAATTTTTTCAAGTGAAAAAATCGTGCGGGAGCATCCAATTTTCTGGAGGAAAAATCTACTTGCGGCCCTTACGTGAAGATCGACGGTGTCGTGAAGAACGACGTTGCTTGGTCTTTTTGGCGGCTTTGGATGGCTTGCGGCCCTTACTGTGACGACGGGTGCGTTTGGTGTTTTTGCGGGATTTGCTTCCGCTTTTTTTGGATGATAAATTACCACCGCCTCGTCTGGCGCCTTTCGCTCCTTCCTCACCCACTTCCATTACCCCACTAGCAGCAGCAGGAGCAGCAGCAGCAGCAGCAGCAGCAGCAGCATCATCACCACCACCACCACCACCGTCATCACCGTCATCACTACTATTACCTTCTTCACCCGCACCCCGACGTTTTTGCCCATTTCCTGACGCGCTAGAGCCCCTCGAAGACACGTCATCCTCAGCCGCAGCACCCATAGCAGCACCAGCCGCATCCATAGCAGGAGGAGGAGGTTTAACGTGAATTGTTAGGGGGGGGCGTGGTAATAGTTCCATACCACCACCATCACCAAGAGGAGAATGTTTTTTAACGTGTATTCTGGATTTTTTTTCTGGCGGTGGACCAGCAGCACCACCACCAGCAGCAGCAGCACCACCACCAGCAGCAGCAGCACCAGCATCAACAGAAGCAATAACTAAATCAGCATTGAGTGAGTAAGGGGGGGTTGCGAGGACAAGCGGCAGCAATTTACAACCTTCATCAGCAGCAGAAGGTCTATTACCTGATATGTGTTCCCAGCTCTTTACAACTGCTCCTCCTACTGCTGCTCCTGCGGTTATAAGTCCTTCCCAAAAATAATCAAATATCGTTTTTGGCGATATTCTAAGTTTTTTTTCAATATCAAATTTATATTGTCGTAATTCCGCTTCAAGCGCCGAAAGAGGCTCGGTAACTAACTTATATACAAGTTGACCGTTTTCGGCTAGGAACAACTCGCGTCTATTACTATACGCCCATTGAAAATGCTTTTTACAATTATCGACCACTTTCTCAGCCTCTCCTTTATCCAATCCAGTTTTCATTAATTTGTCAACCACATGGTCTCGCGCCGAATTACATAGTTGATTAAATATCTCCTCTTGCGGTAACATTTTTGAAACGGCCATAGCAAGATTCCGACGCGTTAATAAAGGATTAACTTTTGCGGCTGGTTCGGCATTCCTCTCCATAACAACACCCATTTGTGAAAACACCGGAGCTACAACTCTTTCAGACAACATTCTTAAGCGGTCAGCTGATAATTCCATCAACCAATCCACAATTCCCCAATCTTTTTCTCCTATCATTAAGTCTCTTAAGCGGGCAATAAAATCCGCTTGTGGTGAGCCGGCCACGGCTATATTACTATCGCTGAACATTACGTCCTGATGACCATTTGGAAACAGCTCTTGAAGAAGTGCAAGTGTTTCTGTTGTCGGACATTCGAAAGTAGACTCAGGATAGACTCGTTTTAACATTCCGGTTGCTTCTTCAATCGTTTTACCTTTTGATACTAATACATCTAGAATGTCTTGCCTTCTTTTTGAACGCAGCGACATAATACATACAGAAACCATTTCTGGGTTTAAACCTAAATCATCAAAGCAATCACCAAATCTCATAGCAGTTTGTGTTAGAGTCGCAACTTTTTGAAATGAAGTGTCTTTTTTTTGTAAATAACTGGATGAATCTAGAACCACCCTCACCCCGCAATTATCTAGACGATCAGCGATATCCCCTTCAAGATCCCAACCAAAACCCATAAAACACAATGTTGGTAAATTAAGTACACTGCCAGCAGCTCTTCGTGCTACTGCTATTGTTTTGCGACTAAGCTCAACAATTGCTCCGAAAGCATCACCAGGAGGAGGAGCAGGAGGAGGAGGTGGATTCGCAGCAGCGGCAGCGGCATCAACCGGATCTGGATTGGCCCATTTAGATAGACAAAGATGAACTATAAAAATAAAATTTTCTATTGTTGATACGTCTGCAACACGACTAAGTATACCAAAAGCTACAGGATTATTTAATTTAAATTCTTTATAGTTCTCTGCTTGAGGATCACGCATAAATGTCCCTAATTGACGAATAAAATGTCGAAAGCCAGTGTGACCTAGAGTTGCATTAAAAATACGAGTTATTGTACTTGCTCTACTAAAACATTCTGCGGCCATTACTAAGGTAGTCGCCCCCCTAACACTGATTTTTAATGCTTTGCACGCAATATTTAATAGTTCGGAATCTGTCTTTTGTGAAGTATCAAAAAAACGTTTAGCAAATTCAATTGCAAACCCAGCGGTTTTCATCTCACGTAATACAATATCGGTATTTGCTTCAATAACAAGACCGAACTCATTATCGAGAGCATCTAAATTAAATGGACCCATCATTTGGTCTGTAGCTACTAATTGAGCCGCAACTCGTTTCAGATGATCATCCGTTTTTTCAAATACTTTACGTTGGCTGAACTGTTGTTCGATTTGTTCGACGGCACTTTTAACCAGTGCGTCTTGTTTAGCTTTCATTTCAACAAGTAGTGGATTGGATTCATCTATATCTATACGACGAAATTCAACCTCTCCACCTCCTCCTGCTGCTGGTCTTTTGTCCATATCTTTATTTTCTATTCTAAATCAATATACATTCTACTCACATTTTAATTTTACCAACCGTTCACTACCGTTCACTCAGTCATACTATCTGTCTCACTCCCTACCCCCTTCCGCCACCACATCCCCCCTTTTCTTAATACACTGGTCATCCACGCTAAACGTCGGCACTTTCACATCCTGCGGAACAATCGAAATCACGCATTTCGCCTTCTTCCCATATAATGGTTCAGTACACCCCTTTTCGTGTTGACCCTTCTTCCGCGTCCCGTGTCTGTGGCCGTTCCCCGTATTCTTATAAAACTCCCTAAAATTAAAGACCTTCGGAGCATCCTGGGTACACCGCGATCGAAAATGTTCATATCTCTCACGCACATCGCAGTATGTAAGCCCCGACTTCTTCCCCAGCAGCCGATTCACTGTTTCGTGGAGGTCGTAAACAAAACGCGAAAATGTATCGCGACTCGCCATATGACACATCCGAATCGGCCGGGTTGCTAAATTATTCGTCAAATTCATCCGGCAATATTTACACGGAAGAATATTCCTTAAGTTCAGTATAAATTCCATATATTGCCGTTTTTGGCCATCCGTCGGCGAGACCGGATAGTTAAAACTCATCGTGTGAAGGAAGTGCCACATACTTGGCCCCCACACCGTCGTAAGCATTCCATCCCCGCTATGAAAATCCTTCTTGGTAAATGCTCTCACTTTTTTCGTCCGGCGGTGATTTTTGGGCGACATCGTGTCATTTCCCGATTCTACAAATGATGGGACTAAACTTTCACTGCGTGTTCGGTTTCGATGTCTGGTGTTGGTGGTGGTGGCGGATGCTGCTTTGCCTCCACTTAATATCTTGGCGCGAATGGAGACCGACTCCGACTCTGCGGGTGTTCGGACAATCCGGTAACGAGACTTTCTTTTACGTATTTTTGACATCTTGTATTTTGGATAATTTATTATTATTATTTTAATTCAAGAAAATATGAAAATAAACGCACGTAGTATTATTATATAGAAATATTATTATAAAAATTATTACAATAATATTATAATAATATTATAATAATATTATAATAATTATTTTAAATGTCACCGCAAAAATGTTTTATTACATTTGGCGGTCCAGCCATTAATTATCATAACGCGGTTAATAGAATATGTTCAGAAGCCCGCGCCATAAATGTTTTTGATAATAATATTATTGGATATACTGAAAAGGACCTAATCAATGACGATGAATTTTGGAAAAAACACCAAGCATTCATCTCAAGTAATGAAAGAGGATATGGATACTGGTTATGGAAATCGTATCTGACAAAAAAAAAATTGAGTGAAATGAATAACGATGATATTTTAGTTTACGCTGATTCCGGGTGCGTGATAAATCCCAATGGTATAAACAAATTATTCGAATATTTCAATACCATAAATAATAGTAAATATGGAATACTCTCTTTTAAAATGCCTCATTTAGAAAAAATATGGTCTAAAATGGATATCTTTGATTATTATGATGTGCGTAAGTCAGAATTTTTAGATTCAGGACAGCTTGTTGGTGGTATATTTATTATAAGAAGATGCGAGCATACAATCAATATCGTAAATAAATGGTATGAAGGTTGTTGTAACTATCATTTAATAGACGATTCGCAGAGTAATATTACAAACGATGAATCTTTTATTGAAAATAGACACGATCAGAGTATATTTTCAATTATAAGAAAGAAATATGGAACAGAAATGACAGAGACAGATGAAACATATTTTGGGGCAGATTGGAATACATCTGGGTATGATTTTCCATTTTGGGCTAAAAGATTAAGAGAATGAAATTAATTTATGATGATGATGTATATAAAAGAATATCTTTTCGATTCCATTATGTCCGACAATTCAATCATCAACGACCCAACGAGTTATATCGTACAATATAGTGAGAAAACCAAACATTCGTGTATTCTTTTAGGTGTTTCTTTATTTTTGATAATTCTCTTTTTTATCGGCCCATTCTCTGTGACATCCGGTTCATTTTCATCCGGATTTATGAAACTTCTGGTTATCGGGCTACTCATCGCCACATCCACAATTTTATTTCAAGCAGTTATGCCAGTGATCAATACAAGGGGTATTATTGAAACAGACTTATTCCCCGAACTGAAATTCAATTTCTTTATAACGGTTGGGTTTATTCTTCTTATTGCGGTTTTAGGTATTGTTGTTATCCGATTGTAATTCTTCAAAAGTACGAGTATATCGCAATGGCCTGGTGGTACTCGCGCCACCATTTCCAATACGCATTATTTCGGTGTAATATATCCGGTCGTTTACATATTCATCTCTGCGGATATTTAGTAAAGACCCCGTTTTTTTATCGCGAAAAATCATTGTATTGTATCGTTCCGTATCTATATTATAATAGTACGTTCGTTTCATATCGTTTTCGTTTAAAACCCTATTATTAATCATAACATTATAATATAATATAACAAGAATACAAGAAATATAGTATCATATGGTTGAGTCGTCGTCATCGTCATCGTCATCGTCGTCTTCTGCTTCTAGCGCATTGTCAACTATTGGCGCAACATTAAGCGCAAACTCCAAATATATTATTATTGCGGTTGTTATTTTAGCAGTAATTAGCGGTATCCTTTACTATGTTATCTCTAATAATATGGTTCCAGGACTCAATAAATTCTTCCAGCAGTCGCAGGGGAAGTCAGTTACTGCGGATGGAGAAGACGCGGTCGGTGATAAGAGCGCACAACTCTATTTATTCAAGGTTGACTGGTGTCCTCACTGTAAAAAGGCCAAGCCTGTTTTCGATGATGTTGAGAAGGAACTGAAAGGTCGTCCAATCAACGGATATGTAGTCTCATTTAAGACGGTGGACTGCGAGGCCGAGCCTGATATGGCCGATAAGTTCAAGGTGGAAGGGTATCCCACCATCAAACTTGTCAAGGACGGCGAGGTTATTGAATACGACGCAAAACCCGAAAAGGATAAGATTCTCGAGTTCCTTGAGACTGTGTTACACTAATCAACCAATAACACCAATAACACCAATAACAACAATATATGTATTTTACTGTTGTTATTCTTATTCGTGTCAAGCCTTATAATTATTACGATACGACAAAAACATTTTCGCATACATTATTCCACGTGCCAATAATTCTCGCCGATAATTCTCATCATTTATAATATTTTTCCAATCATACATTGTTTGTTCTTTCGACATACATATTACTTCATTTGGAATCGGCGTCGTTTTTCGGTTTTCAAAAAGGTTTGTTCTGATTTGATTTACAAACACCGTCATAAATTGAATAAACGATGTTTTTTCACTAATATTTGTTGGCTTACATTCCCATATAATCTTGAATCCAAGTATTTCTTTAAGTTCGCATTTTTGGTCACGAATACATTCATTGAGAGGATAATCATTTATTAATGCTCCGTCGACATAAGCACATCCATTACGAATAATAGGTTCAAATATGATCGGATATGTACAACTCATATAACACGCTTCGATAACTGGCAAATTTGGATGCGTCTTATACGATAAATCAATTGTAACGAATTTATTCAATTCCGTCACCATAAAATGATGTTCTATGCCTGTAGCATTATAAAATTCAAGCATCGTCATATTTGTAGGATAATCTTTCCCTTCAAACGCTGGACGAAATGATTCTGTAAATTCTTTCATTCCATACATTCCTTTATTTGATTGTATTTTCATAAACGTATCGAATTTATATTTCATATCATAAACATAAGAAGATGCCTTTGTTGTAACATTGCGTATGCTTGATGATACAGACTCAACTGTGTCATTTGATGTATACCCGGACGATCCAGGTGTGATTCCAGAACTCGTAGATGCTGATGCTGCGCCTGCTGCTGCTGCTGCGCCTGCTGCTGCGGATGCGGATGTGGATGCGCCGGACGATGACGAGGACGATGATGACGACGACTGTGAATATATTTTCGACCACGGGCGTTTCATCATAAAATCATCTAATGTATCCCAGTCATATTTTAATGAAACTAAAATAGCCAGAACCGACCCAACGGAACACGAATATATCGTTTTAATTTTATTTATATTCCATTTCTTTTCACGGTGTAAATAACCCAGCGCGCCAAACAATATTCCACCAGCAGGTCCACCTGCCGAAATAACTAGATGTTTTACATTAAGCTCATTATCGTCGTCGTTTGTGGCTGGTGCTGCGCCGTCCTCGTTTGTGGCGTTTGTGGCTGGTGCTGCGTCATCCCCGTTTGTGGCGTTTGTGGCTGGTGCTGCGTCATCCCCGTTTGTGTCATTTGTGGCTGGTGCTGCGCCATCATCGTTATTCAAATCTGACATACAACCTTTTTACATATCTACACGTAACGTTTTAAATATTATTTGAACGAAATTATGCGTTAGTATTCTATCTGTTATTTTCTATTGTGATTACATAATGGACGACTTATTCAAATTCTCCGGCGATAATATCGAAAATGTGGAGAAAATCAATTTAGATGAGTTGTACGAGAAGAAAAAAGAACAGGACAAGAACAAGCTTTTCACATATAACAAAATATTAGCACGTATTCACGAAAAAATAAAGCTTACATCACGGCAAAAATGTCATCAGCAATTCTGTTGGTTCATCGTCCCTGAAATCATCCTGGGTGTTGCTAATTATGACCACGCTGGTTGTATAGCATATCTTGTAGATAAATTACAGGAAAATAAATTTATGGTGCGTTATACCCACCCTAATTTGCTTCTCATTTCGTGGCATCATTATGTTCCTAATTATGTCCGCACCGAATTCAAGAAAAAGACCGGAACTGCGATAGATGAATATGGACGGCCGATATTATATGACGCTGAAGGTAATGTCATAAAATACAATGATTCCACTGGATCGGGGGGTGGTGGTGGTGGGGGCGCGCCTGATGTGGGTGGTGGTAGATCACAAGCACATCCACCTGAAGACGCAAATACATTATTGTATAACGCCAGACACGATTCGTCCGCACCAAATCTCTCGGAGACACAAGATAAGAAGGAATATAAATCAACCGGATCTTATCGTCCCACCGGAAATTTAGTATACAATGAGGAATATTTTCAAAAACTGGAAAACCGACTTCAGTAACTGGCCATAAGCCACAACATATTCACGATACAAACAGTTGTTGTGAGTGCTGTGCTGTGCTGCCGCACTATACTATAGGGACATAATTCGCATTAGGAATATTATTATTTCTCTTAAATACATCATTATCTATACGCGATAATTCGTGTGAGAATTCACCCTTTGTCGTATCTTCTGATATCTCACTAGTAGACGTATCCATAATATTTGTCATAAATCGTTCACCCTGTTGTATAAGCCGACGTATAGCCGACGTAATTTCTCCTTCTAATTTCGGGGTTCCTCTCGTCTCACTCCATCTTTTATTCAATTTAGATAGCAATTCCTTATATTCATTTGCCGATGATTGAGATTTTGTAGCGATTTTATTATGCATATCATCTGCGTTATTAAATAACGAGTTATTATTCTTTCCTTCTGACGACGATTTCAACGATTCTTGTTGCTCCTTCGATAATGTAAGCTGCTCAGTAGCCTGTTCTAACTGAATACTCATACTCAACTCTTGTAATATTTGAAATCCGATATAAAATTGCTCGTAGCTAAACGCGTATAATTGAACAATTTTACTCCGTGCGTCATTAATAATAATCTGTAAATCCGCATCTGTTAAGTTCGGATTAATAAAGAAATTGTGAAACATACTTAAACTATAGAAATCACGAGAATATGGCTCTATCATATCAAACCCGTCAACACGCTTGAAACTCTTATCCCATCGTTCTTCAATCTCGCGCATTTCTTCACGGCCTTTCTTTTGAATAATAAATACCTTGTCCAATAAACCAACAATATACTTGCGACGTTTTGAGATATTGTAGATCATCGTCTTTATGTGATTCACATATTTAACAAATGTACTATCTTGTCTTACCGTATCGTTAATCTTAAAGGACCGGTTTTTATTGTTCTTACACCATTCCTTTATTTGTTCATTATCCGCAACATATTTCCCGACATCCGCAAATGTTTTTATTTCATCTGTCGGTTCCTTTCCTGTAACGATACGATATAGATCCCGAACATCGCGATTATATATCTTATCTTTAACTTGACGGCTCATTTCAATAAATTGCGGTGTCTTCGGGTTGGATATCGACGTTTCGTGAAAAATGTCGAAATACAATTCTTCTAATGCGGCGAAAATCGATGGTTCCACCTTATTACGATACGGCGATGTCGACGAATTCATATTAAGCGGCGTTGATTTCTTTTCCCTTATATTATTTGTTATATCGCACACATTCGGCGTCATCATTATATCACCACTCCCCATCGACAAAAATCGCTGTAATTCTACCTGAACATCGTTGTGTTTTTTCACAAACGTCGAGAGATTGGATGCTTCATATTTCTGCTCATTCTTCCCAGTTTCGCGCTCGAACAAACTAAATGTTAACATATCGTAAAAATTCGTCGGAGCTGAACGCCGGTTTGTTTCGTAATTATACGGCCGCATCGTCGACATAACCGCATTAAATAGATTTCCAATTTGGACATAAAAACGCGCAATACCAACACACATCTGCTTTTTTCTAAACTCATTTGGTTCATCTAACTTGCTTTCTTTGAGAATTTCCTCATTTGTATTTACTAATAGTGCGCGATCCATCGCATTATACATTTCGTATTTTTCTGAAAAGAGTTTGTGTCGCCGGTCCATATACGAAATCAGGCGAAACGGCAATCTATTCAAGATCTCACTCGTAATAATAATAAGTTTCTCGCATTTACCACTATCCGACAATGACGAGTTGAATTTCACTTCTTTTAATATAACACGTTGCGCATATAAATCAATCTTCAATGCCATATCATTTAATTTCTTCAAGCTGGATCCTTCACCACTGCTTTCGCTTGATAGTTTGTTACCCATTGTATTGAATATCTTTTTTAGGGTGTATGTGTTGTCCTATATACTACTACGTATAAAATTATACAATACCTCGAACGAATATATGGATTGATTATTTATAGTATAAGTTGCGTATTATACTGTAAAATTGATTTAAATGTTTAAATATATATTATATTTAAAGGGTGATATTGTATTGCGTCTGTGTATAGATACTTCTTTTGAAATGACGACGTCTTCTTCTTCTAATTTAAATTTGTGCCACGGGGTTTTTATACCGACTACAAAACAATACACACACACTGTCTACAATCACGATTATCAACACCAATTACAGCAAAAGTATCATAGTCACGCGAGTCCCGCAAGTCACGGGATTGTAAACAATACAAAGAAAAACAAAAAAAAACAGAACAGCGAGACAATTTGGAAGAATATTGAAGACGCATTTCTGCCAGAATTATTAGAAGAGCAACAACGAACACAAGCGGCGGCCGCCGCCGCGGTCGAACTAGCAGAGGAGTCAATGATTTCTACCGCAACCGAAATAAACGACTACGAAATACTGAATTTTGTGACATCATCTGCAGATGGTGGTGAATCAATGATAACCGTGCCGGAATTCATAAATCATTCACCGAAACCGACCAGCGCCGCACTGTATGGCGTAAATGCGACGGCCGCAACGGCCACGGCAACTGCTCTAAAAATATCATCCCTTTTCATAAAATCAGAAACAAATGTTGAATGTTTATACCGTAAATCAGGTATTCGCGAAAATTGTGATGTGTGTTCGAGTGACGTGGTCTTAACTGACGACGGATTCCTCACTTGTAAAAATCCGGCGTGTAGTATATTATACAAGGATGAATCTCTCGACCAGAGCGCTGAATGGCGATATTATGGCGCGGATGATAATCAGGCGAGCGATCCGACGCGTTGCGGTATGCCTGTGAATCCACTTCTAGTTGAATCGTCCTACGGATGTAAAGTGATGTGCGAGGGTGGCTCTTATTCGCAAGATATGATGAAAATTCGGCGGTATACGGAATGGCAATCGATGCCGTATCGCGAGAAGGCGCAATATGATATGTTCCAGAAAATCACCACCATCGCGCAGAATAAGGGTATATCCAAAATGATTATCGATGAGGCGTTGCGCGTTCATAAGCGCATTTCCGAACACAAGACATTCCGCAGTCTTAACCGTGATGGCGTTGTTGGCGCGTCGATTTATATCTCGTGTAAAATCCATAATTGCCCACGCACCGCAAAAGAAATCGCCACCATCTTCAATTTGGATAATACGAGCGCGACGAAGGGGTGTAAAAACGCGGTGTCTATTATTAATGAATTAGAATCCAATATGAATAATTCGGATAAAACGAACTTCTGTAAGACGAAGCCAGAGGCGTTTATCGAGAGGTATTGTAGCCGCCTGAATATAAACGACGAACTCACCAAACTCTGCCAGTTCATCGCGGTTATGATTGAAAAACAGAATCTGATTCCAGAAAATACACCTCATAGTATCGCATCGGGTATCATCTATTTCGTGGCGGATATGTGTAACTTGCCAATCACAAAAAAAGATGTTAATCGCGTGAGTGATATGAGTGAAGTGACTATCAATAAGTGCTATAAGAAACTCTATGAAATGCGGGATAAACTCATTCCGAAAATGATACTCAGTAAATACCATAAATGAAGTACTCGAGATCGGCTTCAGCTTAGGCTTCTTCGCTACGTATTATTCTATATTTTCTTATGTCATCATATATAATATTACATTACATTACATTACATTACAATGACTGATATTGCGAACGATCCAGACTCGTCGTCGTCAGCGTCATCACTCACGGTTCCTAAATTCGTTTTTATCGTCCCTTATCGTGATCGAGAGCCACACCGTGTGTTTTTTAATACGTATATTCACAAAGTAATGGACGATGTTCCAGAAAAAGACTGGACTTATTATTTCGTTCATCAAAGCGATACACGCCCATTTAATCGTGGTGGAATGAAAAACATTGGGTTTTTAGCAATAAAATATAAATATCCCAATCACTACAAGGAAATTACATTCATATTCAACGACGTAGACACATTACCCTATGACAAAAATGTTCTCAATTATGAAACGGACTTCGGTACAATCAAGCACTTTTATGGGTTTAATTTCGCACTTGGTGGAATATTTTCGATTCGCGGCGGGGATTTCGAGAAAACAAACGGATTTCCGAATTTCTGGGCGTGGGGTGGTGAAGATAACCTTATTCACGAACGCGCTAAAAGAGTCGGCCTTATTATCGACCGAAGCAATTTCTTCACCATTGGAAATATGAATATTCTCCAATTTGCGGACGGCATTAAACGCCTTATTTGTCGAGATGAACTAGCGACATCTATTATGGCAGACCATAATGATGGTATAATCACTGTTAAAAATCTGAACTATAATATTTATTCAGATACACATATGATCGATGTCACGTCATTTGACACATTAATTTCACCATATCAACTTAAATTTGAAGAACAAACACTTGATAAAGTAAATAGAATACGCGTGTCACCAAAAAGCGCAATAAA